TTAGTTGCTTTTCACCTTCAAATTAGGGTTAAATTGATCAAAATATTGAGCTGTTTCATTTTCAAGTTTTTCGGTAACGTGGCCGTAAATATCAGATGTTATTCGTCTGCTTGCGTGACCGGCACGTTTTTGAATTGCACTCATATTTTCACCGGCTTCTATAAGGAGAGCCACCATCGTATGCCGCAGATCATGGAGCCTAATATTTTTGAGCCCATACTTCTTTTTGATTTTAGCCCACTTTGCAGTAGGGGTTGTGTAGTAATATGGTTTTCCTGTTCCACTGTGAAAGATGTATTGATTGTCCTCACCTTCCCAGGCATCACCGAGCATAAGTTTTTCTTTCTTCCACATCCGATAATACTTTGCTAAATCCTCCATATAGAAATCCGGCATTTTAACAAATCGTTTTGAACTGCGCGATTTAGGTGCCTTTACAAGCGGCTGCCCGTTGACTGTTTTAGAAATTGAGCGATTTACATAGAAGCCGCCTCTGTCCCAATCCACATCCAAGTGCCATTGAAAGGCAAGTCCTTCACCACGCCGCAAACCTCCAATCATTGCACCCAAAAAGTACAAACGCCATTTAATATCAATCTCATATAAGACTCGGATACATTCTTCAGCTTCATCAGTCTGAAAATACTGCATTTCTTTTGGTTCCACATGTGGCTGACTTAATCCCTCCATAGGGTTGTCTTTAATAAGCTTCCATTCTTCTGTAGCTGTCTTGAACATTGCCTGTAGCGTTTGAAATACATCAAGAATTGTTCTATCACCGAGCCCACCAGGTTTCCCATCTTTTCGAGCCCCATCTTTAGATAAATCATCTATAAAATCAACAACGTGAAGTGTTTTTATTTTGTCTATTTGTTTATGCCCAAATGCAGGGAGGATGTGGTTGTGTAAGTGACCTGAGTGTTTCTCGGATGCTTTATAAGAGTAAGGTTTTCCATTTTTATTAAAGAGTTTCTTTTCAACCCATTTCTCCGCAAATGATTCAAAAGTAGCTTTTTCAGGAGCAATATACTCGCCGGCCTCTACTTCAATTCTGAAACGGTGCAGCTGATCCTCGAGGTACTCCTGCAATTTTCGTTTAGACTTTAATATTTTTGGATCTTCGATACGAATCGATTTCTTTTTTCTATCTCTTTTACCGTTTGCGTCATAACCATTTTCGACTATTAATCTAAAGGATTTTTCACTGCGTCTTTCAATACTAGCCATGTGGCTACCTCCTTGTTCTATTAATTTAGTTGATAGAGCTTTTGATGCCAGAGGATAGAAAACTGTTTTCTTTTGTACATTTCAAGCCGTTTAGCTGCGAAAGGGTATGTGACGTTAAAGGTATCTCCAATTAACTTTATAGCCTCCGATTGCATGCGCGGCAACGAAATCTTTTCGAGCATGAATGTCGGTACACAAAAGTGATACATGAAACTATTGGCCTGGTACTCTTGCAGCTGGCGAAACATACGATTCATATTGAATTGGTTTCCGCAATGTTTAATCACATGCCCGAGTTCATGGACAAAGTCCTCCCATTGCTGTTGACGAGAAGTCCTTGAATCCAAAACCATGCTATAAAGACCATTTATACAAAACATGCTGCTGCCTTTTCTTTCGTAGTGAATCCAAATCTGAAAAGCAGCCGCAATCCGTTCCATGTCAACCTCTTCAGGAGTAAACATATTCAATTTTGTATAAATCTTCTTTACTTCTTCTTCTAGATGAGATAACTGAATTGTCATAATAGCACCACCCGATGGGAATGTATGTTCCATTTTTGGTGTGAAAGAAAAGCCCTTTGAAGGGCTCTTCGTTACGCTGCTGTTGTCTGAGATTTGTCTTTTCTAACGAGTCCCATGATACCAGGGATAATAAGAAGTACAGCAGGCAGTAAGTAGAACAAGAATATGCAGATTAATCCGCCAACACCAGAAATAATAAGTAAAACTCCACCTAGTTTAGGTTTGCTTTTGACAAGGATAGAGGCAACAATACCAAGAATTGATAGGAACACGGCGCCCCAACCTAATCCAATAATTTCACTTGTTCCAGTCGAATTAATAGAGGCATCAATTCCACCTACAAATAAAGCGATTATTGCTCCGAAAAAACCAAAAATACTCCCGATTAGACCTAAAACAAATTCAGTTGTTCTTTTCATTTCAAAATCTCCTTACTTAACTGGTACTGTGATTGATACTGCTTTGTTATGCATAAAGTCTTCAGTTATAACTTCACCAAAGTTCAATTTGATTTCTTTAACGCTATCAACGTCAATCTCTTTTCCTTCAGGAGCTGTGAATTCAAGAACTCCTTCTTGTTTAACGCCACCTTGAACTTCTCCGCCAACTTCTCCATCTGTTAAGAACATGTTTGCAGTTAACTGCATGCTGCCAATAACTGCATTTCCTTGGTCAGGATAGAAAGTTAGGACCTTGTCGGTAGTATTTTCAATGTTTAGTCCAACGTTTATTTTGTCTTTCATGATCTTTACGTCGCCCAGGTTAACTTTCATTCCCAGAGCTTCAGCAGATTGTTTGCTTGCATCGACTTTTTTAGAGCCGTCATCTTTAGTCTCTTCAGTTTTTTTGTCTTTTGAATCACTACTCCCTGTAGAGACATCATCTGTCGAGCTACATGCTGCTAACGCAAGCGCTAGTCCCAAAGACATGAATAAAACGAACCACTTTTTCAACCTAATTCCCCCAGTTCATAAATTAGAATACCTATTAATAATCGACCAAATTCAGCAAAATTTCAAGAGGATTTTGCCAAAAATGTTAATAGATTCATAAAATTAACTGGGGTAAGATGGTGAATTCACTTAACGGATCACCTCAAAATTTGCGGTTGAAAGAGAATATAACCTCAAAGATCACCTCAATTTTTGAGGTTGAAATGATTTCAACTGAACACTTCACCTCAAATTTTGAGGTGAAGTGTTCAGCATTAATTAAACTAAACAAAACAATAATAATAAATAAAGAATAATGTGTTTGTTATGTAATTATTTTTTGCTTCTGTTTACTCATCAGATGAATTTGGAATTTTACGACCTTTCGCCTTTTCTTTCTCTTTCAGGTAATTGATAAAGTCAATAGTTTGTCTGCGTGCTTCCTCAGAAAAATCTGCTGCTTCTTTAAAAGCTATTTGCAGATCCGGATCATTAATGAGGTCTGGAGAAACCGGAGTGTTAACGGTCATTGAATCATTATCCGTTCTTCCAAGTAAATAATCTGCTGTAGTTTGTAAAGCGTCTGCTAAATCACTAAGCATTTCGTTAGAAGGAGTGCTGTATCCAGTCTCATAGTTTGAGATTGTAGTTTTCTTCGTATTAACTTTTTCTGCCAGTTGGGTTTGGGTTAAACCCAAATCTTTTCTTCGTTGTTTTAATCTTTTAGGAAGCATTATCTACCACAACCTATCACATAAGTTCAAATATATTGTACATCAATATAATGTAAAATAAATATAAGTCCAAAAAAATCAAACTTTTAGGTTGACATCCAAGAAAGTTGGATTTATACTAAGCTTAACAGTTCAACAAACTTGGATTTTAGGTGGTGAAATAATGAAAAACCAAAATTTGATTTTAGCTAGAAAGGCAAAAGGCTATACCCAGGATGAATTAGCTTTGATTTTAAATTGCAAAAAGACAACAATAAGCAACTGGGAGAACGGGGTATCAAATCCTACATTGCCTATCGCATTTAAGCTATCTGAAAAACTTGGACGTGATATAAACGAGCTTTTTTTAAATTTGAAAGTCCAAGAAACTCAAACGACAAATACAGCATAGGAGGTTACGAAATGACACGCAACACAATGACCGTGCAGGAAGCTGCTGAATACCTCGGTGTTCACCACGATACGATTTACACAATGGTTCGTGAAAAAGAAATTCCTCACTTCCGAGTGCGCACACGTATTTTCTTCACCAAACACAATATAGATGCGTGGATTGAAGCGCAGGAACAAGCAAATATGAAACAAGCGCAATAGCAAAGGACCTACTGAACGAAAATTTCCGTTTAGTGAATGACAACTCTATTAAGGAGGTTCATGAATGAATCAATTGCAAACGTTCAAGAATGATTTATTCGAAGTTGCTGCCAAGGTTGAAAATGAACAAATTCTTTTTGATGTTGAGAAAGTTGCGAAATCACTAGGAATTGTTGATTTTAAAAACGGTGTTAAATATGTCAGATGGAATCGTGTAAATAACTATCTTCCTAGTAATTCGCCACAAGTGGCGAAAGGTGATTTCATCCCTGAACCACTGGTGTACAAGCTAGCTTTCAAAGCATCTAATCAAGTTGCTGAGCAATTCCAAGACTGGTTAGCGATTGAAGTCATCCCCACAATCAGAAAAACGGGCGGTTACGTTGCAAATGACGAGTTATTCATCCAAACATATTTGCCGCAAGCTGATGAAAATACAAAACTGCTTTTCAAAACTACTCTTCACACTATGAAAGAGCAAAGCAAGCAAATTGAAACCATGAAACCGAAAGTGATTTTTGCTGAGGCGGTTGAATCGTCCGAGTCCTCTGTGCTTGTTGGCGAATTAGCGAAAATCATCCAGCAAAACGGTGTAGATATCGGGCCGAATAAATTATTTCAATGGCTTCGCGACAATGGGTATCTGATCCGTAAAAAGGGTGAGTCATTTAATCTCCCAACCCAACGCAGTATGGATATGGGCCTGTTTGAAATCAAGAAAAGAACTGTAAGCAATCTTGACGGTTCTATTAGGACCACACGCACACCAAAGGTAACCGGTAAAGGTCAGATTTATTTTGTAAATAAATTCATGTCTTCTCAATCGGCTTAATCACCTTCACTCCACAACTTTGAGGAGTGAGCTGGTCTCCACAATTTTGGGGAGATGCAGCAAGGGACAACCCCATCCCTTCATTAATTAAATTTTACCAATAAATAACTTATATATCAGGAGGCAAACATATGGAGAACAACCCATACAATTTGCGGAATTTACCGCAGATTATGCGCAAAGCCCGCAAGACTGCAGGTCTTGCACAGTACCAAATCGGAATTCTAATCGGAGGGAAAGATCAGCGTTATGTCTCAGATGTTGAAAACGGTTTTAGCAGACTAACACCTGAGTTGTGCATTAAGTGGTTTGAAGCCTGCGAAGCCTATGAACACATTGATCTCGTACATTACCTGTTTAAGTTGCATCCGACAGCGGTTGCACCGATTGATCCTGCATTAAATGAAAGCGCAAGTGCTGCGGTAATAAATATGATTCATCAGCTTGAAGAAGCATTGCAGGCTACTAAGCAGTTGGCACGATGGTTGGCAAGTGATCGACCGGGCCGTTCAAATGATTTACCGATGGGAGATATCAAGCAGATCTTTGATCTGATACCAGCAAATAAAACACTGATCTACTCATTAGTTCGGAATCACGGACTGAATATGCAAGAGCTGGCTGACAGGTGGACACGTAAAGCATTAATGGATCAGGTTGCTATGTCAAAACAAGAGGAAAGGAAGGCGGTATTAGTATGAAAACCAATCAATTTTTAAAGACAGATGTAGATTCAGCTAAAAGAAAAATCGAATCAGCGGAAGAGCTCTCTATCATGCTTTCAGAAGCATTACGTGATGGTGATTATGAAGAGGCAATTAGTCTCGCGGGAAGCATCAAAGTTCTTACAGAGGATATCAGCCGACTGGCGAATAAAGGGCGGTTGTATGAAACAGCTATGAAAATGCAACAGCGCGGCATCAACTTGGCAGTGATAAGTAGGTGTTTGGGATGAATCTCAGAAAATTTGAGCTCGCGGCAAGCTTCTTACGACATGCCCAAAAGGCGGCATATTCAGAGGAAGATATCAAAGGAGCTGTGAGCATTCTGCATAAGGAATTTTACTCTTTAGAAAATGCAATCGACAGACTTGCTGAACTTGCTAAAGCAAAAGAAGGAGCTGAGGAAAATGGAAGTCGAAAACCCGATGATTCTGAACAACTGGCATGACGGGCTGACTGAGCCGGAAACGCAAAAAGATTTTTTCGGGGATGAAGTAACACCAGTTGATGATTATGTGATTGACTGCGGCACTTTGATTTTGAGAGAAAATCTTGATCGTTACTTAAAGCAGCAGCTTGGCTTCAAATTTAAAAATGAGCAATAAAAAAGCCCACTCTGGCAAGTGGACTCAGTAAGGCGTTTTGACTTCAATATTTACTTAATTATACCAAAACGCCTCATAAAAATCAATGGAGGTTTGTGGATATGAAATTGACAAGTGAACACATCAAATTAATGCGTGATGCTAATGAAATTGATTTATACATCGCTATTAGTCACCAAGAGAAAGAGAGATTTAAAGAAATACAGAAGTTTGATCCAGCCTTTATAAAGTGTTTTGAAGGTGATGAATTTGAAAGATTAACAGGTATAAAAGCGCCTGAAACTCCAAAAGAACAGATTTTAGCTGTTTCACTTACTTATGATGGCAGAGCTTATTTGGAAAGGGAAGGAGAAAGAATTTTAGCGGAGGGGGATCGGCGATGACAAGAGCAGTTAAAGTGGCATTCAGCGAGCGTGCGGAGGATCAGCAACGTTTAAGACAGGTTGGCGGTTCCATTGTATTCGCCAAAAACGGTAAAGCGCAGTTTAGTTTCCCTTCAATGGATCATTACCGGGAATGGCAGCGGCTTGGTGCGGAAGCTTACAAAAGAAAGGTGGGGCTGCTCTGATGCAAGCAGAGGTTTTCGCTTCGACAGCGGACATGAGTCGGGACGAATGGCTTCTTGAGCGACGGAAGGGCATAGGCGGTTCTGATGCTTCCGTAATTTTAGGCATAAACAAATGGCAAACACCGTTTGAGTTGTGGTTAGACAAAACAGGTCAGGTACCTGTGAGCGAATCAGGCAGTGAAGCTGCATACTTTGGCTCACTTCTTGAAGACGTTGTTGCAAAAGAGTTTGAGATTCGTAGCGGCAAAAAAGTTAGGCGGAGAAAAGCGATGCTCAGGCACCCCAAGCACGATTTTATATTGGCGAATGTTGACCGAATGATTGTTGGTGAAAAAGCCATATTGGAGTGCAAAACCACGTCGGCATACAACCTGAAAGAGTGGGAAGATGACGAGATTCCCGACAGCTATATTGTGCAGGTTCAACACTATCTAGGAGTGCTGGGGCCTGAATATAAAAAAGCGTACTTCGCTGTCCTAATCGGCGGCAATAAATTCATTTGGAAAGAGATTGAGCGTGATGATGAGCTCATTGCGATGATCTTTCAAGCTGAGATTGAATTTTGGAATGAAAATGTATTGGGCGGACAGGCCCCTGTGCTTGATGGCTCGAGTGCAGCAGAAGAATATCTCAAGCAACGTTATGCCGAGGCAGAGGGCGGTAAAGTCGTTGATCTTACATCAGCGAATAAAACACGCATTCAGCAATATTTGCAGCTTAAAGATCAGATCAACGAACTCCAATTGCAAGCGAAGGAGTTAGAAAACCAGATTAAGCACGAAATGAAGGAAGCAGAATATGGCTTCATTGGAAACTATCAAACCAGCTGGAAGTCAGTTTCAACTAACCGGATCGACTCTAAGAAACTCAAAGAGCAGTTTCCGGACGTATACGAGAAAGTCACTAAAGAAGTCCAATTTAGACGCTTTGGAATCAAGGAGGTTAGCTGATTATGGCTACAAATCAATCATTAAAAAACAATATCCAGAAAAAACAAAACAGTGCTCCAGCACAACAGCAAGGAACAACGATGAAAGGTCTGCTTTCTTCTCCGGCAGTCATGAATCGTTTCGAAGAAGTTCTAGGGAAAAGGGCGTCCCAGTTCACAGCGTCAATTCTGAGCTTATACAACGGTGAAAAGATGCTTCAAAAGGCAGAGCCTATGAGCGTGATTTCGTCGGCTATGGTGGCAGCTACGCTTGATTTGCCAGTGGATAAGAACTTGGGCTATGCCTGGATTGTTCCGTATGGCGGCCGTGCCCAATTTCAGCTTGGTTACAAAGGGTACATTCAGTTGGCTTTACGTACGGGCCAGTATAAATTCATCAATTGCATACCGGTCTATGAAGGAGAATTGCAAAAGTGGAACCCATTAACCGAGGAAATAGAAATTGATTTTGAAAAACGGGAATCAGATGCGGTTATTGGTTACGCTGCTTACTTCGAACTTTTAAACGGTTTCCGGAAAACAGTGTATTGGACAAAGGCGCAAGTTGAAAAGCATAAAAAGAAGTTTAGTAAGTCGGACTTCGGCTGGAAAAACGATTGGGATGCAATGGCATTAAAAACTGTTTTGAAAGCGATTCTGAGCAAATGGGGCATCTTGTCAGTGGAAATGCAGAAGGCAGTCATTGAGGACGATGAGGCACGAGAGCGCATTGACATCACTGACGAAATGTCTGAGCCAGAAATCATTGACGCAGAAGTATCAGAAGAAAAACCAAGTGCGCAGGATGCTGATCCTTTTGACGGCAAACCTGTAGACATCAGCGACGATGACCTCCCATTTGATTAAGGTTAGTATCCCCTTCTGTTATAAGTGGCTGGCAGAAGGGGCGCCAAATCGCGCGCAGCTGTTCCGTGCTTATGTCGAAGGCTATCTCAGAACAAATGAACCTGGCTTACGTTTAGTCCGCATCAGCGGAATGACAGCACTGTGTGAAAGGAAGTAGGTGAGCCATGAACTACCTGAAAGAAATGAACGGCTTCATGAATTGGCTGGAAACGAATCCGTTGTCTGCTACAACTCAAGCATTATGGTTTCATCTTTTGCACATCAACAATAAGGCAGGGTGGCGAGAGTGGTTCACCACTTCAAATACCACTTTACAAGCAAAGATCGAGATTTCCGAAAATACGTTGATCAAACACCGAAAGATGCTGATTGATCTTAAAAGAATTGAATATAAGCCGCAGGGGAGGAAGGCAGGGCAATACAGGATGATCTCATTTGAAACGCCTGTATCGGAGCAGGAACCATCTGAAAAGCCTGTTCCTGAACCGACACCAGCACCACAAGAAACGCAGGAGGTTGATCCAAAAATGAAAAACGCTTTTGAGCTATTCGAAAATAAGGTCGCTCGTTCTATCGGCTCCATTGAGGCGCAAAGAATCGGCTACATGGTGGATGATTACGGCGAAGAGAAGGTCATGGAAGCAATGAAGCAGGCTTTCAGAAATAAAGGCAGCAACGTTGGCCTGAACTACATTGAGGCGATCCTGTCAAACCCGTTCAGCCAAAAGAGAAAGGAGAAACAACAATATGGCAATAAACAAAGCAGTCAGCATAGACACAGCGTTCCAAGCAATGATGAAGGGTCTTCAAGCAAAATCGCGTTCCTGGGAAACAGAACAGGCCGACTCAGAAGAAAAGGTTGAGTATGAGTGCTCCGAGTGCAAGGATCGCGGCGTTGTGATTTATCGGGTTCACAAGGATACAAAATGGAATTTAGACAAACAGCTTGATCTATTAGTTCCTGAGAGCATGGTACCGGAAGATGAATTTCTTTCGGGAAAGGTATGCGCGCCGGATAAGGCCCGGGAATGGAAGGACACTTATTCCAAGCAATGTGAGTGTGTGAAACGGAAAAAAATTGCGCGGCTCATGGCAGCCAGCGGAATTACGGAGGAATTTGAAATGCTCTTATTCGGAAATTTCATTACAGACGGCAAGCCCCAGATGATCAAAGAAGCCTATGAATGTGCGGTCGAATACTTCAAAGACTTTGAGAAGGTCAGGGGGGAGCGCGCCAACAGCATTGCTCTGCTGGGACAGCCGGGCAGCGGTAAAACTCATCTGTTAACGGCCATCATGAACAACCTCATTAAGAAGAAATCTACACACTGCCTGTACTTTCCTTACGTTGAGGGCATGAGTGATCTCAAAAACGACTTTGACCAGCTGGAAACAAAGCTGGATGCCATGCGAAAAGCAGATGTGCTGTTCATTGATGACTTATTCAAGCCAGTAAACAGGAAACCCCGGGCAACCGAATGGCAAGTTGAACAGATCCAGTCAGTTGTGAATTATCGCTATCTGAACCATAAACCTCTGTTGATCTCTTCTGAGCTCACAACGGACGAGCTACTGGACATTGACGAGGCGCTGGGCTCTCGGATTCACCAGATGTGCAAGTATTACACGGTGATCATTCAGGGCAACCGGATGGAATTAAATCATAGATTGGGTGATTGGGATTGAGTGAGAAAACGAACGTTATAGGATCCAAAGGAATGTATTTGTTCGGGCCTGCTGAACAAAAGGGCGGGAAGGACCTCACACCGGCTATCAGGGTGCTCGAGGAAAAGATCAGACAAATGGAGCTGATGCGCAGTGCTTAAAGCGGTGATCCTGCTGCCGGCCATCATACTCACAGCGCCAGCAAAAGAAAAGCAGATTCAGCAATGGGAAGAGAATGACGGGAGGTAAGGGAAATGAGATACAGAGCGAAAGTGAAAGCAGTAGTCGAAATGGAAGTATTGGTGCATGAAGATGCCGCAGGAAATATCGAAATAGAGGACATTGAAAATGTTGATGAAATAGAGGATTTTGAAAATGTTAGACCAATGGACGGGAGGTAATGAGAATGAGGGAAATCAAGTTTCGAGGAATGGGTATTAACGGTGAATGGTATACCGGTAATTTATCAATCATTAAACAAAGAATCAAAAGCATGGGTATTGATCCTGGTTCTTATATCTCTAATAAAGCTGGGGTTCCATTTGCTTACAGTGTCAGACCGGAAACAGTTGGGCAATTCACCGGATTGAAGGACAAGAACGGTCGTGAGATTTACGAGGGGGATATTCTCTCGACTGACTTAACCAGACCTTATTTAATTGTTGAATTTAGAAATGGCGCTTTTATGGTTCAATGTCACGATAGTGGCCAAGACTACTATGATTATATTTTGCCTGTTTCGCGTAATTCAGGTGAGTCAATAAAATATCACGAAGTCATCGGTAATATCTATGAAAATGCTGATCTATTGGAGGCTTCACATGCCAGCAAATAAGTACGGCGCCAGAAAAACACAGGTGGACGGAATCACTTTCGATAGCCGGGCCGAAGCCAAATACTATGAGCAGCTTAAATGGCTCAAGGTGAGCAAGCAGATCAAAGATTTTAAGCTGCAGCCACGGTTCCTATTGCAAGAAGCATTCAAAAAGAACGGCAAAACTTTTCGGAAGATTGAATATATTGCAGACTTTGAGGTTCATAACTTGGACGGCAGCATCGAGATCATTGACATCAAGGGTGTGGAAACAAAGGAATTCGCCATCAAGCGCAAGTTGTATGAGCGGCTTTACGATACGCCACTCAAGGTGCTGGCTCTGGATAAGTCATTCGGCTTCATCGAGCTGGACGAGCTGAAAAAACTCAAAAGAAAGGCGGGAAAGTCCACTGTTAAACGTGGTAATCGCAGACGATCGGCCGTTGTGGGTGCAGGAAGAAGATAAGCTCATGGCCTGTATGACACGTTGCTCTCAGTTTAAGGCATGCGCCAGCCGAATGGGTTCTGATTGCAAGAAGCTCGGCGGCACGGAAATTCCCAAAATCAATTCAGGAGGTAGATACCATGGAACAGCAAAGCATCAATCCTTACAAGCCAGGACCGGTTGAAGAATGGAAGATGACGCCGGAACAGCTGGCTGAATACTTGAAAAAGCATCCGATCGTTTACCGGGAGGAATTGAAACCATCGCCAACATTCACAATGGCCGGATGGAAACCGGATCACTATTAAACACAAAAAAAGCACCGAAGCGCGTGGCCTCAGTGCCTTGATATGAACTGGTACTTCTATCATAGCACAGGGGGCGCTAAGAATGTACAACCCAAGAGAAATTAATTTAAGCAAAGATACAACAATCCAACAGGCAATCGAGCCGGGCAAAATACAGATCATCGTTTTAGACGGGAGCCAGGGCACTGCGCATGTCTTGGAAGCCCCGGAGCATGGCAAAACAATCATTCAAACGGCAAAGGGCAGTTTTGCTCGAGTTGATCATGAAATAGGTTTCAAAATCAAATAGCAGGGGCTTTCCCCTGCGGGGGAGGTACGGACATGAAAGAGAGAATTGAACGTTTAAAAAAACTGACATACATTCCTCAGAAGGAAATTGCTTGGCTTATTGAGCAAGCTGAACTGGCTGTTAAGCAGCGGAAAATCATCGAGGAAAACAAACGCCAGCAGGAAGTAACGGTTCATCAGTTCCGGCAGGCACAAAAGGATATTCAGCATCTAAGCGGGGATAGGAAACGATACAAACAGGCATTAGAGAAGATCATTACCAATCTCAATTTTGCGATAACAGTTGCCCAAAATGAATTGGAGGGTGATGTGAAATGATCCCTTTACAAGTTGAGCTTCAGCGGGCAGTCAAAGCCACGAAAGACGAAGCGATGACAGTTGAGCAGGCGGCGGAATATTTGAAAGTGCATCCAGATTACATACCGGTGCTCGTGGCAAAGTCAGACGATCTAAAAATGATCGGTGATGAAACAATCATTGCAAAGCGTGATAAGACAAACGGTTGGCTGATTGGGGCAATGGTTTTGGTTTTATTCTTTGCAATTGCAGTCGGTTGGGAATAGGGGGATAAAACATGGGGTTTCCGAGAATTTTACACTACCCGGGCAGTAAATGGTCAATGACAGACTGGATCATTAGCCATATGCCCGAGCATAAAACATACGTTGAACCTTTCTTTGGATCCGGAGCATTGTTTTTTAATAAGCAACCTTCGACCATTGAAACGATAAATGATCTGGATAGTAGCGTAGTTAATCTTTTCAAGGTCATTCGGGACCATCCGGAAGAGCTTGCAAGATTGATCGAATGGACGCCGTTATCCCGAGAGGAATATTACGCCTCCTATGTCTCTGAATCAGGTAATGAATTAGAGGACGCCCGTCGGTTTCTTATCCGTTGTTGGCAGGCCATAGGAGCAAAAACAAGTGATCGGACAGGCTGGCGGAGCCTTATCAGCAGTAACGGGCCTGACACGGCTAAAGAATGGGGCAAACTGCCGGCAAAGATATTGTTAGTAGCCAAGCGATTGAAAGAGGCACAGATTGAACATCAGCCAGCTGTCCAGCTGCTGGAAAGATATAAGCGAAAAGAGGTTCTTGTTTACGCTGATCCTCCTTATATCATCGAAACACGGACGAAACGGCATTACAAACACGAAATGACGATTGATGATCATGTTGAGTTGCTTGAGACTTTGGACAAACACCCTGGTCCTGTTCTTCTCTCAGGTTATGCTCATCCAGTTTATGATGTACGGCTCAAACATTGGAAAAGAGAAGTACGGCAAGTATCGGCCGAAGCAGGTGCCAAGCGTGAAGAAGTTTTATGGGTGAATCCGGTTGCTGCTGAACAAAGTTACTTTCAACAATCTTTATTTAGCTTGGAGGCACGGCCATGAAAAGTATCGAGTTATTCGCAGGAATAGGGGGCATTGCGCTTGCTGCTGAATGGGCTGGAATTGAAACTGTCGCGTTTTGTGAGCGTGAACCTTTCTGCCAGAAAGTATTGAATAAGAACTTCCCGGGCGTTCCCATCTTCGATGATGTTCGCACCTTGAATAGACAGCTTTTAGTGGAAAAAGGAGTGATTGAGCCAGGTGGAACAATTGACATTATTTCAGGAGGATTCCCTTGCCAGCCTTACAGTATTGCCGGGAAGCGAAGAGGCACGGAAGATGACCGCGACCTCTGGCCGGAAATGTTTAGGATCATCAAAGAACTTAGACCCACTTGGGTTGTTGGTGAAAACGTTGCTAACTTCGCAAACATGGAGCTCGACCGCACGCTATTTGACTTGGAAAGCGCAGGTTACAAAGGGCAATCATTTATTATACCGGCTTGCGCCGTCGACGCCAAACATCGAAGAGATCGAACGTTCGTTGTTGCCTACTCCGACCACAAGAGACAGTCGGCCAGAGGATGCAAAGAATCGGCAAGGTGGCCGGTCTTTAGTAGACACAGTAATATGGCCGACACCCACAGCGAGCGATTACAAAGGCCGAGGGCCGAACAGCAAACAGCAGGGTTTACCGGAAAGGGTGAAGTTATATCCGACGCCTCTTGCGAGCGATGCGACCAAGTGGAACAACATGACAGAGGAAGAAAGACGAGCGAAAAAACAGTATGTCAGGTTGGGGAATACAGTTTCAAGTCTAGAGGGGGAGCGAGTCGGTGGACAGCTGAACCCGATGTGGGTCGAGTGGCTCATGGGGTTCCCGATAGGGTGGACAGACTTAGAGGATTAGGCAATGCGGTTGTGCCACAACAGATTTACCCGATATTCAAAGCGATTATGGATCAGGAGGCGGCATCATGATCGAATACGGCTGCCCTGAATGTGGTCACAACGAATTAGATATAAAAATCCGCCCAGATGCACGCTGCCCGAAATGCGGCTGCAGCATGGGCGTTGAGGAGGAAATAGCGTGAATCTAGAAAAAATGTTCGAAATGCAAAAGGTGCTTGATGAACGGATCATTAAAGAGAAGGGGCTGGAAGGTCAGGACTTGCTGCCGAATACTTATGTTGCTTTGGATACTGAATTAGCTGAATTTGCAAATGAGGGGCGCTGGTTCAAGCATTGGAGTAAAAATCAGAAACCACGGACGAAAATAGAGCATTTTTGCCCAACATGTGATGGCACTGGCGATGAAAATTATCAAATAAATTTAGATAGCTTGCTGGAAGGTCGTGGAGCTGAACCGTATTCAAAATGCCAGGACTGCAACGGTAGTGGAAAGATAGGTGAATCAAATCCGTTATTGACTGAATTTGTGGACTGCCTACACTTTTTCCTTTCAATTGCCATTAATAAAGGCTGGGAAGATGCTACGAGAATACCGGAAGAAGCCTTTAGCGAAATGAGGAAAAATGGATTTGAAGGCGGTTTGTCAGGTGTGTTTCTAGAAATGAAGTGGATGCTATTCAATTCTTATATGTCCAAAGATCAAAGCACTAAAAAGACCAGTTTCATGATGGCATGGGGCTTGTTCCTGAGCATCGGAACTATTGGTTTCGGATTTGCTTTGGAACAGATCGAAGCTGCTTACATGGAGAAAAACGCCGTCAATCATCAACGGCAACAGGAGGGGTATTGAAATGAGAAAACCAAAAACAGCAAGGCTCAAAAAGAAAAAAGGGTTAAAACGTGACATTTCATTGCAGGAAGCATTTGACGTTATTGCGGAAGAATTGTGTAGACGTGGACAAGAACATTGCGCTTTTATCGCACTAGAACGATGGACAGGGAAAGTATATCCCGAAAGAAAAATTGAATTGAGTTTGGTTGGTGATGAAGCGGGGGAACACATTTCCGTTGTGAAATCAAGTAAGGTTCCGTCAGAAATAAAGAAAGGTTTGAAATAAGGAGGGCGCGGAGAATGAATAAGAAACCCGTGAAATCAGTCAGAGCCGCAAGTGTAAAAGAAGTGTGTGAAAGGATACAAGAGGCGTATAATCTGGGCTTCATGATAGAGGTGACTCAATTAGCGGAAGTGGGTGCATTTCTTAACCCTAACTTGTTTATGATTGATCTGTATTTGCCTATGAAGGAGGGCACGGAGTGATGGAGAGTTACCTATGATTCTCAGGATACTGTTTCTGCTGATGGGATGCGGATTCTGGATTTATTTCCAACACGATTACAGGCCGGACATGAAAGCGAACCTTGCTTTGATCGGGGCAATCATTTCATTCACGGCTGCGGCTTACTTTAAAGATATTGATAAGTATATAGAGAAGAGGGAAAACAAATGAACGGATTTTCTGAGATTGAACTGCAAATGATTGTTGATGAATTAAAAAAGGGTATGCCTCTACAACTGCAGCTTGTTAGCCATACGTCAAAGTTGATTGTGGCTTACTATCAGGAATACAAGAAGAATCCATATGTGGAGCCAGCGGACGTAGTGCCCCTTGCTGTTAAATCTGGAATGAATCAAATGGGCCTTAATTAGGGGGAGAAAGATGTTAATAGCCTTTAAAATTGCTCTCTTGCTGGTTCTGATAATTTCTCTTGTTGGTGTTGTAGGAGAGGAAAAAGATTTACAACTGAGAAGTCACTTAACTGCAATATGTATCGCAGCAATCATCGGCAACATTGTTACATACGTGCTGCTTTAACTGAATAAGTCCAAGACGGAAAGCCTGCGGACACTGAACTTACAGCATTAACGCTGTTTGTTTAGTGTCCATTTTTTATTTCGCAACTATCTGGATGTCTATCGCGATTACTAACGGTGAAAGGAGTGATGATACATGAAACAGTCCAAAAAGAAGCCATCACAGAAGCAACAGGAGCGCTCAGATCGTTTCTGGCAATCAATGATGAACACGAACATGCAAACACTCAGAAGAGGCAAAGGCGGCGCTTATAAACGCAGAAAGTAAAAGGGGAGTTTCAGGGTGAAATACGGATTCGCTTATAAAAACGGAAAGCTTGTAAATATCTTTTGTGGCAAAGAAGAGCTCTATAACGAGTTGAAAGCCTTCTTGGTCAAAACCTTCAGTATCAGCGTGAAAGAGGTATCAAGGCCTCAATATATCGCAGAGCAAAAAGCAAACAACTGGAATGACACTTACTCTATTTAACTATCAGGAGGGAAAGCACTATGACAGATCAAATGATTGCATGGGAGATTGAGGAATGGATTCGTGATTATAAATTCATGCTGCGGGAGATCAAAAGGCTCAACCGTGTATTAAACAAAGTGGATTTTATTAGCACAAAGCTCACTGCAACATACGGGGATGAAGCGGGCATGCCAAGGGGATCAGCAGGCGTCAGTCAGGCAGAATTGCGACAGATGGACCGAAGAGAGAGACGGCTCCACAAATATGAATCTATTGTGCATTACCTGGACAACGCCATGGAACACATTGAAGAAGAAAAGCATCGTATCGTTTATGATTGCATGATGGAAGGCATGAGCTACACTGCTATTGCAAACCACCTTGATTGCTCCCGGGATACTATCAGAAAGATCAAAACAGCCATAATCGGCAACATCGTCAATAAAGTCAAAGAAGCCAACTTTCTGCAATATTTGAACTCGTTTAAATCGGCGGTGTAAAATGGGAGGCAGGATCGGCGCGGCGGATTATTCCTGCGTCACCACCAATTTCATATAGTGATCTAAAGCTCTATGCCATTAATGGGTGTAGGGCTTTTTTATATCAAGTAGCAGCAAGCGGAGCGTCACCAGTAAAGCGATGTTCTTTTTATATTCTTTGTAAACTGAGTCCAGTGAATCTCAGATAAGACTATTGGCGGCTGACGGCCTCTGAGTTTGGGCTCGGTTTAGAGAGAATATGAAGAAAGGGAGGAGATCATATGAGTGTCACACGAGGATTGACACATTTGCATTGTACATTCAGTCCGATGAAAAAGTGTACCAAACCGCCCTTGGGGGTTATTCCTAAATGGTTGCATGACGAACGCAGAGCAGAAGAATTGAAGGCGGCTATTGATAGGAGACTATCGGCAAACTGGCACATTCCTCCTGAATGGATTGAGGAATACAATTTATTAATTCACCAATTAACAGATTAAATGATTCAAAGTTAGGAGGGAGATATCGTGAGTAATGTGCAGAGAGTCTTTCCTGGTCCCACCAACGGACTGATTAATTGGATGGAAAAGAACTTTCATGAGATAGATGGCTATGTCGCTACTTTCAACATGAAAGACGGCACCACTATGACTGTATACGACGCAGAATCATACGTTCAGGCTGTTGGACTTGTGGAGATTGGGAAGGATACGATTCATCAGCTTGCACACGATGACGAGTTCATCCCGAGAAAATAGCCTCCAAAACAACTCAATTCAAAAGGGGGTGCAGGTGAATTGCTATGAAATTGACAGAGAAACAGAAGCGTTTTGCCGACTTTTATATTGAGCTTGGTAATGCGACTGAAGCGGCTAGAAAAGCAGGTTACAGTAAGAAGACAGCTAAATCAATCGGTCAAGAGAACCTGACGAAACCTGACATCAAATCCTATATTAAAGAGCAACTGGATGCAAAGGATGCGGAAAGGATAGCTTCACAGGACGAGATTCTGGAATTTTTAACGGCAGTGATGCGTGGTGAGAAAACTGAGCAGATTCCCGTTGGCATTGGTGAAGGCGCTCAGGAATTAGAGGACAAAGACCCTTATTTAAAGGACCGGGTGAAAGCGGCTGAACTGCTCGGTAAACGGCATGGTATGTGGACTGAGAAAGTCGATATGACAGGCGAATTCGCTGTTCAGTTCATTGATGACTCAGGTGATGGTGAATGAAGCAAATAAAGTTCTCAGAGATATTTACGCCTCATTTCTTGGCAGCTTGGCGGGAAATCAAAAAGGGCGACAAATTAAAATACGTCTTTAAAGGCGGCCGGGGTTCAGCTAAATCAACGCACATTGCTATGTGGATCATTATTTTGATGATGATGATGCCAATTACATTCCTGGTCATCCGGCGTGTGTACAGAACGATTGAAGAATCAGTTTTCGAACAGTTGAAAGAAGCTATCGACATGCTTGAGGTCGGTCACCTATGGAAAGTGAATAAATCACCATTGAAGCTGACGTACATCCCGAGAGGAAATAGTATCATTTTCCGCGGTGGCGACGATGTAACCAAAATTAAATCATTGAAGGTCAGCAAATTTCCTGTTGCCGGCATGTGGATAGAGGAACTGGCAGAATTTAAAACAGAAGAGGAAATTTCTATTATTGAAAAGTCAGTTCTTCGTGCCGAATTGCCGAAAGGCTCCCGGTACATTTTCTTTTATTCGTACAACCCGCCTAAAAGAAAACAGAGCTGGGTAAATAAGATTTTTAATTCGAGCAGTCTGCCGAAGAACACATATGTAAATCATTCGACATATAAAGACAACCCGTTTTTATCGAAGGATTTTATAGATGAGGCCGAGGAAGTAAAACGAAAGAATGAAAACAAATATCGCCATGAATATCTCGGCGAAGCGTTAGGAAGTGGTGTTGTGCCATTTGATAATTTGAAAATCGAAAACGGCTGTATTACTGATGAAATGGTTCGCTCGTTCGACAACATCCGGCAGGGCGTTGACTTTGGATATGGCCCTGATCCTCTTGCTTACGTCAGGTGGCATTATGACAAGAAGCACAACAGCATCTATGCGATTGATGAGCTTTATGATCAAAAGGTTTCCAATAGAGAGCTGGCAAAATGGATCAGGTCAAAAGGATATGAGAGTCAAGAGATTACTGCTGACAGTGCCGAGCCTAAAAGCATTGATGAATTGAAAATAGATCATGGCATCCGGCGCATTACAGGCGCTAAAAAAGGCCCTGACTCAGTTGAATATGGCGAAGAATGGCTTGATGATTTAGACGCCATTATCATTGATCCGTTGAGAACGCCTAATATCGCCCGGGAATTCGAAAATATCGACTATCAGACAGATAGAGACGGAAACCCAAAAGCACGACTTGAAGATGCTGACAACCACACTATAGACGCTACCCGTTATGCTTTTGAACGGGATATGAAGCGGCCAGGCGTACGTGTAATGACAAGATGAAAAGAAAGGAGCTGATTTTTGTTGTATCCGATAACACCAACACACACAGAAGAGCTGCTGAAAATCATTCAGGACAGCGCGGAAACATCTGATACTCTGCCGGACACCACTGTCATTCAGAGAATGATTGATAAACACGAATTAGAGCGTGACCGAATGCTTGAGGGCGTCGCATATTACATGAATCAGGCAGACATAAAAAAAAGGCTACGCTATTTCTATGAGGATGGCGTACGCAAAATAGATACAGAAAAGCCAAATAACCGTATTTCTCATAGCTGGCACAAACTCTTGGTTCAACAAAAGGTACAGTATCTAGTCGGAAAGCCAATCACTTTTAATGCTGATGACTCCAAATTCTTGAAGCTCGTCAATGACTTTGTTAACGAGGATTTTGACGATTGCATACAAGAACTGCTAAAGAACGCTAGCAACAAAGGGCGCGAATGGCTGCATCCGTTTGTAGACGAAGAAGGTAAGTTTGATTTCATTCGCATACCTGCTGAAGAGGTAATACCTGTATACGAAACAACTAAAAAACGGAAGCTTCTTTATGCAATCAGATATTATGATGTGAAAAACATTGATGATGAGTTCACTCGTAAAGTGGAATTGTACACAGATGAACAGATTTTTTACTATGTCGAGTATAACGGGGCCTTAGTTCAAGACTTCGCTTATAAGAACAATCCGGAAAGCCATTTTTATGATAAGCAAGGCAATGGCTATGGCTGGGGTAAGGTGCCGATGATCGAGTTCAAGAATAATGAAGAGGGCGTAAGTGACCTAATCTTTTATAAGGACTTGATCGATGCTTACAACGGGAATATCTCAAACAACGCTAATACGTTTGATGAAATGCAGGACATCATCTTTGAGTTAATAAATTATTCAGGTGACGACCTATCAGAGTTCATGACAAACCTTCGTCATTATAAAGCGGTTGCTGTTGGAGAGGGTGGCGGCTTCAATATGAAAACTGCTGAAATTCCAATTGATAGCGCGAACACCCACCTTGATCGATTGGAAGAAAACATTTACCGGTTCGGTCAGGGTGTAAATAACAATCCGGATAAAGTCGGGAATTCTCCTACAAACGTTGCGATTAAAAACCTATATTCATTACTTGATCTAAAGGCGAATGAAGCTGAACGGAAATTCCGGCCGGCACTGCACGCCTTTTTTTGGTTTTTTACAGAATATCTAAAAATGACTGATCAAGGTGAATACGATCCCACTCTTTTGCAAATGACATTTAATCGCTCACGTATGACCAATGAACTTGAAGAGGTTCAAATGGGCAGTCAGAGCACTGATATAAGCAAAGAAACGCGATTGGCGCACCATCCTTGGGTTGATGATGTAGAAGCTGAGCTGAAGAGGATAAAAGATGAGGAAGAGGAATACCGGAACAGCATGCCGCCGTTGACAGATATCCCAACGGATACGGGCGGTGATGAAGATGAACCAGAATGATATTGATAAGTACCTGGATGACATGATCACAGAGGACGCGAAAAAGATTGATGTCGTTTTTGCTCAACGGCTAAAAGAGATCAATCAACAAATCGCGGTCCTTTACGCGAAATACAGCAGAGATGGTCAGTTATCTATGGCTGATATGAATAAATACAACAGATTTAAAAAAGAAATGGAGCGCATGACTGAGGAATCCAGTAAGGCATTCAAAACCATCCTCACAATCGTGGAGGCATTGGCTGCTAAACAATTCCTAGAGAGTTACCTGCGCTCTGCCTATTTGTACGAGATGGAAGCTGCAGTTGATTTAGGTTTTAGCATCCCTACAGTCGAAGTAATCAAGCAGGCCATATTAAACCCGATAGCTGAACTGACTCTCTCAGCTTTATATAAGCGCCATAGGGATGACTATGTTCGGCAAATACAGATTTCAATTGCTCAAGGGATTCAAGCTGGTGAAGATTACTCGAAGATTGCCCGGCGTATTGAGCAAACGACCGAATTTGCCCGCAGAAAGGCTCGAGACGTGGCGAGAACAGAGACTCATAGGGTACAAGTCTCGGCGAGGATGAAAAGCGCTGAACAGGCTTCTAAAAAGAGCAAACTCGAAAAGATGTGGAATGCGACTCTTGATCTTAAGACTCGTTCCGGTCACAGGAAGCTCGACGGCAAGACTGTGGAGCGAAACGGGCTATTCAAATCTATATATGGCGGCGTCGGACCGGCTCCGGGGCACATGAATAATGCCAAGGATGATATTAACTGCCGTTGTACGATTGCTTTCAAAGTAAACGGCGTGCTACCGGATACAAGAAGGGCCCGTAAGCGCGGCAATGGTGCTGGCGAGACTATCCCATACCAAACCTATGAAGAGTGGTACAAATCCATTGAGAAAAAAGGGGAGACAAAAAGTGAAAGATAATTTTTATTTGAGTGATGATGAGAACGAACGAATCAAGCGATTAATAGAAATGCAGGCCGTCGCTGCCCAGTTTGAAGATAAAAAAGGATATGACGAAATTTATTGTGAACTGAAACGATCACTTTTTGTATGTGAAAAATAACAGTCGCCGAGCAGCGTTTTTTATTTTGTCCTGAGCATGACGAAAAAAGGCTCATTTGCTCATTCTAAAGGCTTGGAGCCAAACTAAGCGCAAATCCTGTGCGTGAGGTGGACACGCAAAAAAACATTAAAGGAGAGGTTGAAATGAGTTTAAAAGAATTGCTTGGTGATGATCTGTATGCTCAGGTCATGGATAAAGTCGGAGATCAAAAGATTGATATTGTCAGTAACGGACAATGGTTTCCGAAAGAACGTTTTGACGCAGTAAACAGTGAAAAGAAGGACTTGAAAGCGCAGCTGGATGAGCGCGATCAACAATTATCTACTTTGCAGAAGCAGGCAAAAGGCAATGAAGAGCTTCAAGCTGCAATTGAACAATTGCAAGAAGACAACAGAAAAACTGCTGAGGAGTATCAGCAAAAATTAGATCAGCAGGCTTTTGATTTTGCTGTTGAATCAGCATTGCGTGATGCGAAGTCAAAAAATATCAAGGCTGTTAAAGCCAATTTAAACCTTGACAGCTTGAAGTTAGCTGACGGTAAGGTCATTGGTCTGGAAGAGCAGTTGAACACTCTCAAAGATAGTGACAGTTATCTTTTTGAGGAGAGTGAGGAACAACCGCCAAAGCTTGCAGGAAGACAACCTCATACATCAGATCGATCTGGAATGTCGACAAACACCAATCCGTTCAAAAAAGAAACACTTAATCTTACGGAACAGGGGCGTTTATTCAGAGAGAATCCAGAGTTAGCGATGCGCTTGCAAAAAGAGGCTCAATAAAGGAGGTGTGAAGGCATGAAAAAACGCATACCGCGCTTTCTTCGCAATGTAAATCTGCCAGCTGGAGAGAGAGGGCCTAAAGGAGATAGAGGCCCAGCAGGTCCACAGGGACCAAAAGGTGATACTGGACCACAAGGACCGGCGGGGCCACAAGGTCCAAAAGGAGACAAAGGTGATCCAGGGACATCAGCTTAATTTAAAATAAAGGAGAAATGACAATGGCAACTACTAAAATTGCGGACATCATCGTCCCAGAGGTTTTTAATCCATATGTAATTCAAAGAACTGCTGAACTATCAGCATTACAACAGAGTGGCATTATCTCAAATAATCCTGAATTAGATCGCTTAGCTTCATCCGGTGGTACAACGATTCAAATGCCATTTTGGGATGATTTAGATGGTGAAGATGAAGTTTTATCTGATAAAACTCCTCTTACTCCTGAAAAAATTACAGCAGATTCAGATGAGGCAGTTCTGTTACTTCGTGGTAAAGCATGGGGAGCAAACGAATTAACAAAAGCATTATCAGGCAGTGATCCAATGGCTGCTATTGGTGGGCTTGTTTCAAGTTATTGGGCACGACGTAGGCAGGCAACACTTTTAGCAGAACTGAAAGGTGTGTTTGCTTCACCTACGATGAAAGATAACATTCTTGATATCTCATCTTTATCAGATGGTGTGTTTAATGGTGAAACTTTTATTGATGCAACACATGTCATGGGGGATGCTGAGAGTAAACTGACAGCTATTGCTGTTCACTCAAATACCTATGCGGAAATGAAAAAGCAAGACCTTATTGAATTTGTTAAAGATTCGACGGCATCAGCTAAAATCCCATACTACCAGGAAAAACGTGTCATTGTAGATGATGGTATGCCTGTTGAAACACTTGAAGAAGGCGGAAAAGTCTATACTTCGTATCTGTTCGGCTCAGGGGCTATTGGTCTTGGTAATGGAGCTGCGCCAACTCCGACTGAAGTAGACCGTGACAGCTTACAGGGTGAAGATATCCTGATTAACCGCCAGCATTTCCTTTTGCACCCACGCGGCGTACGTTTTGTGAAAAATAATGTTGCTGGACTTTCCCCGACGAATGCAGAATTAGCAGATCCGACAAACTGGAAACGCGTATACGAGCCTAAAAACATTCGTATGGTTGCATTCAAACACAAACTGTAAGGAGGCTGATCGTATGGGTCTGGCCTCTTTTAACAGAATGCGCCGTTTAAAAGAAATGAATTATGGCAGCATGTCATTAAATCAACTTAAACAGAAAGCAAAAGAAAAAGGGATTCCGGGCTATTTCAACATGAAACGGGAAACTCTGATCGAAAAATTGAAAGGGTGATCCGATGGACATCCAACAAGTAAAACGAATGATTGGGATGACTACAGATAAGCATGATGCATATTTATCTGAGGTTGTCCCTATTTTAATTGAGTACGCAAGCGACTTTTGTAAAAACAATTTTGAGCCAGGGGCGCTACCTGCGGGCGTAAAAATATTTGTCGCAAAAGCAACTGAATATAACATGACGCCGTCAAGCCTATCCGGGAGGAGTATGGGGGATGTGTCATATTCATATAACACAGAATTCCCTCAATACATCGTGAAAAATCTGTATCCATACAGAAAGGCATTTCGATGATTGCGGAAGAGTTCCCTCACGTAATCAAATTCCAGCGCATGAGTAAGGTGCCAGATGGTGGCGGTGGTTATGAAGAAGGTTACGTTGACTACATCACAACAGAAGCTTTAGTCAGCGGCGTCAGTTCCCGTGAATTTTATCAGGCTCAGAAGCTTCAAAACCCGGTTGAATGCAATGTATATTTTCCTTATCGGACTGATATCGAGAAAACAATGAGGATCATTTATGAAAACAAAATTCTCATTCTCAAATCAGAGCCGATTGATCAAGGCGGCATGCATGAAGTCTTGAATCTTAAATGCCAGGTATCGGGGGTGCTGGAGTCTGATGGCAAGAGTTAGTGGCAGATGGGTCAGGCAAATGCGCAGAGCCACTGAAGAGTTCAGGAACAATGTGATTGAAGAAGCCAAACGTATTGTAACTGACACGGCCGAGCTGATTTATAGTAACGCCGTTTTAAATGCTCCAACTGCCATGATAGACGGCGGGAACTTGAAAAACTCAATAGAAATCGACTATCGGGATGGCGGCTTAACGGCCGTTATTTCTGTTGGTGCCGATTATGCAATTTATGTCGAATACGGTACCGGAATCTATGCGGAGGACGGGGGCGGCCGGCAGACTCCTTGGGTCTATTATGATACCAAGCTTAACCAATGGGTTATGACACGAGGTATGCGGGCCCAGCCGTTCTGGAATCCGTCTATTGAGGAAGGTATGCGGTACTTCGCCAGTCAAATGTGATAGAAAGGGGCTGTCATTATGCGGTCAGCCATGTGGCCGTTGCAGACGGCTATATTTCAAAGGCTATCAACTGATGAAGAGCTGAATGCACGCGTCACTGGTGTGCTTGATGCAGTCTCGAAAGATCAGAAAAAGCCATATGTAACAACGGGAGATGATGACGTTTCGCCATTTGAAACAAAAACGTCTAAAGGTGAAATCATCAATGTTGTTCTCCATTGCTGGAGCGATTACAACGGCAAAAAAGAAGCGATGCAGATCCTTGATTTGATGCTGCAAGCAATAACTAGAGAGCCCCTAGAAATAGAGGGCTTTTCTTTATGCCGTTCTGAGATGCGTGGCATGCAGGTGATCACCGACATTGACGGATACACGCGGCACGGCATTCTCAGGATGCGATACACAATAAATAATTGAGAGGATGAAGGAAATGCCAGATTTATTGAATGGTAAAGATGAGATTTATTTCGTTCAACCGATGAATGCCACAGGAACAGAAGGGCTATTCATTGCTTTCCAAACTGAAGGGAATCACACAAAAGAGCAAGACACAGTGGATGAAAACACAAAATCTGGCCGAATCGTCGGTTATGGTCCTAAATCGGAGAATATTGAATTAACGTATTATGCAGCTGTTAGTGACCCAGGGCAAGAAGCAATCGAAACGGCTTACGATAATGAAGAAGCGATCCAAGTATGGAAAGTGAATTTGAATTTGAATGAAAATCAAAAGCACAACTCTGAATATGGACACGCAATCATTGAGAATTTAGAAAAGAGTGCTCCGCAAGATGGGTTCATTGAAGTTTCTACGACTCTTCCGGTACTTGGAAGAACGCGTAAAGGAGAACTTGAACCTTTACCTCAGGATTTAATTGATGAGATCAGATCTACTGCTGGCGCGAAAAAATTCATGCAGTTTGGCGAGAATGCCAAAACAACAACTACACCCTAAGGCGCCCCAAAATCTATCGTTCACGGCTACTACTGACAGCGTGACCGTGAAGTGGGAAGCGGTAGATGGGGCAACGTCATACAAAGTGTACAGAGGGGCAGAAAAGAAACTTGATGCTACTGTCACAGGCACATCCCACACACTGACAGGCATTGCGGCAGATACCCAGCTGACGGTCAACGTCTCAGCGGTTAATGACGCTGGGGAATCACCGATGACTGAGATCATCACGAGAACTCAAGCGACTGCGCCCTGATACACCCCGTAATATAACCACAACAAGTGTCACTTCTAATCAAGTGGGATTCAAGTGGGACGCGGTGAAAGGGGCGACCTCGTACAACATTTACAGATACTATGCAAAGATAGCAACTGTCACATCAAACTCATATTTATCCAATACGACTCTTAAACCCGATAGTTCATACATTTTCAATGTGTCTGCGGTTAACGCTGCAGGTGAGTCGGCTTGGTCAGAGAAATTTACGATTCGCACAAATAAAGAAGAAGCATAGGAGCCCGGCTGTTGCCAGGGCTCTTTTTAATACAAAATTTTGGAGGTTTTATATATGGCTCACTTAACAATTGACGGAAAAGATTATGCTGCACGCTGTGATTTCGCATTCGATAGAACAGCAAATGAGAAATATGCGAAAGAAGATAAAAACGGTGACAAATCAGGCGGCACATTAACGATTTACAACAGCTTACTGAATGATGATGCTGTTTATCTTTCTGCATTTTGGGATTGTGCGCTGGCTCACTTGAAAAAAGGCAAGCCATCTGTCGAGCAAATTGAAGATGCAATCGCCAAGATCATTGAAGAAGATGAAACTGGCAATGCCGTTGATGAGATGGTGAAAGAAGCTTTTAACACACTGGATTCAGCGGGTTTTTTCAAAGGAAAGATCCGTCAGCAATGGAAGATGATGAACAAGCTGGCGAAACCGAAGAAGGCCAGCCCGAACGAAACTCCGGAAATGGAAGCGAAGCGTCTGGAGGAAGACGAAATGAACAAGGACATGCTGGAGACGATGGAAGAAGCGTACAAAGAGAAGACGGGATCGACTATCTCCAAGTAATTGAAAATGCAGCTCGTTGGATGGGTGTCTATGACAACGATGTCATTATGTCATGGACTCCAAACGAGTATAAACGAAAGCTAAAAGCAGCCAAACTCCGTGAAATTGACGAGATGGAAAAGTTGGCGAGAAATGCAATGTTTCATCGCTATGCACTAAACGAAAAGAGACCAAAAGAGTCAAAGATGTTTGACGCCAGAAAAGCGCGCAGAGAGCTTGAGCGTTCTCTGACAAGCGAGGAAAACAAATGGCGTGATACAGACGTAAACAAGCTCGGTCCGAGAGCTAAAGGCGTGCAGATGTTAAATGACGCTGTGCGGTCTTATTTCGGAAAACAATCCAAAGAAAAGGGGTGAGGGCATGATCGAGAGGCTTACTGCTGTTGTAGAAGCTCAGACGCAGAGATTCAACAGAAGCATGGATCGGGTCAACGATATGATGCGGCGAATGGCTGATACCCATACTGTTGAAGTTGAAGCAGAAACCGCAAGCTTCCAAGCGCGAGTCAGACAAGCAGAGCAGCAGATCGATAACTTTATTCATCGACATCAGAGAACTCGAGTTGATTTAGACGCAGACTCTGATCCCGTCCAAAGGGCCGTATCAGCCGCAAGGACAGAACTTGCATCATTGCCCAACCGAGTTACAACCAACATTAACGGGGATACTTCGGATTTAACTCGCGCAGTCGCTACTGCACAAACTGAGACGAGGTCATTACCAAACAGAGTTTGGATTTTCATAGAAGCCCGTACTGATCGATTCGAAAACTCTATGAATCGTCTGGCGAAGATCACTAACTCCGTTTCTACTGTCATAGGCCATTCACTTGCGGGGGCATTTACATCTGCGTTGCCTGCTATTTCTCCGGTTCTTGCCAGCATTACTGGCGCTATAGGCTCACTGGGTCCGATGCTTGGTGTGGCAGCTGGTGGAGTTATGGGGCTTGGGAGCGCTTTTGCAGTAGCAGGAACAGGGGCGGCTTCATTCGGGGCGCTGGCGGTCTCTTCATTAAGCGGTGTATTTAAAGCATCTGAGGACTTGAAAAAGCTTCAAGAAAAGCTCGATGAAACCACTGACGCCAAAGAACGCGCAAAAATCATGGAGAAGATCAAGGTCATCCAGCAATCTCTTGGAAAAGAAGAGAAGAAGGCCCTTGATACTTTAGAAGATTTTAAAGCGAATTGGCAGAGCATCGCTCAATCTGTGCAGAAACCAATTTTAAAAACGTTCACGAGCTCGCTGACGACGTTTAAGGGCGTTCTGAATAGTTTAAGACCTATGTTCAAAAGCGTGGCAAATGGCGGCGTTACATTAGCAAAAAGCATGAATGCGGCGTTTAAAGACACCGACATGCGGCGCTTTATAGATTACATGAACAAAAATGCAGGCCAAGCTTTCGTTACGTTTGGGAAAATAGCCGGCAACGTCCTCAGAACAGTTATGAATCTGATTGTTGCTTTTGGACCTCTTGGAAACGACATGTCGGACAGTTTGGAAAAAGCCACAGCTTCATGGGTGAAATGGTCAGCAAATTTAGGTTCATCTGAGAAGTTCCAAACGTTTATTGAATACGTCAAAACGAACGGTCCTAAATTGCTGCAGATCATCGGAAACTTATCAGGCGGCCTGACTAAGTTGTTTACCGGTTTTGCCCCGATGTCTCAGGACATGATGACATCTCTTGTCAACATGACTCAGAGGTTTAATGAATGGGCCGGCAGCGTCACGAAAACGAAGGAATTTCAGTCGTTTATTGACTACATCAAAACGAACGGTCCGACTGTTTGGAGTACGATTGGTGAAATCGCCAAAACAATCATCAATTTGCTTGTTGGTATGGCGCCATTAGGGCAATCCATCTTACAAACGGTAAATGGCTTTTTAAAATTCACAAATGTAGCAATGCAAGCTAACCCTGCTATCGGACAATTCATTGCCGTGGGCATTTCATTGCTGGGTGCATTAAGAGCGATAGTTCCTGCGATTGCTGCAGTTAGTGCAGTCACAAACGGGTTAAAAGACTTTGTTACCGCAGCTAAGTGGGTAAGAACGTTTGTCACTGGTACCGAAGGATTTACACTTGCTCGAATGGTATCACAGCTAAAAACCGGAATAATTTGGGTCGGTAAATTTATTGCGAAATATACGGTCATGGCTGCTCAAGCCACAGCAAATGCAGTTAAAATGGCAGCGTCATGGACTGCTATGCAAATAGGCACGTTGGTTTCTCTTCTGAAATCAGGTTTAGTTCAAATGGGTCTGTGGATCAAGAATATGACTGTTATGGCGGCACAGTCAATTGCGCAAGCAACACGAACGGCAACGGCATGGACAATCATGAAAATAAGCTCTTTTGTAACTTCCCTTAAAGCTGGGATAGTGCAGATGGGCCTTTGGATCAAACAGATGGTTGTCATGGCTGCTCAATCTGTTGCGCAGGCAGCGAGAATGGCCGCAGCGTGGACAGCGGCTCAAATAAGCTCATTTGCATCTATGTTGGCAGCTGGAATCAAACAGATGATTGCTTTCGGAGCGCGTTTGGTTGTATTAGCGGCTCAAGCGGCGGCAAACGCGGCGAGAATGGCGGCATCTTGGGTCATTGCTATGGGACCTATTGGATGGATCACGGCGGCTGTAGTGGGTCTGGTTGTCCTCATCATCGCGAACTGGGATAAGATCAAGGCTTATACAGTAAAAGTATGGGGCGCTGTTTCAAAGTGGCTTTCATCAGCGTGGACAGGTATTAAGAATGCAGCATCGAAAGTGTGGTCGGCTCTCGTCACACTTTTAAAGGCAAATTTTGAGCTGCAAAAAAAGGTAATTATGACGGTTTGGAATGCCGTTAAATCGTTCGCCTCAAAAGTCTGGAATGGGATTAAAAACTCAGTTACTAAAGTTTGGAACGGTTTGAAAAGCGCCGCAACTGCAGCGTTTCTCTATATGAAAAACCAGATTGCAAACAGAATTCTGGCTACTAGAGAAAAGATACTCAGTGTATGGAATGCCATAAAGAGCAAAGTGTCTGCGATATGGAATGGGTTGAAGTCAGCCGCATCTGCAGCCTTTTTGTACATGAAAAATCAAATAGCAAACCGGATTTTGGCGACTCGCGAAAAAATTCTCAGTACATGGAATGCAATCAAAAGTAAGGTTCAATCCATATGGAACGGAATAAAAAGTGCTGCCTCTAATGCGTTCCTCTACATGAAAAATCAGATCGCAAATCGCATCATTGCGACCAGAGAAAAGATAGTGAGTATCTGGAATAGTGTGATGAAGTTTTTCAAAGGAATCAATCTGAAAACCATTGGCCGTAACATTATTCAAGGTCTGATAAATGGTATCAGCGGCATGGCGGGGGCATTAGCTAGCAAAATTAAATCAATGGCAAATGCAATCCCCAACGGCATGAAAAAACTTCTCGGAATTCATTCTCCATCGAGAGTTATGCGCGATCAAGTTGGTTATCATGTCGGTACCGGTATGGCAGCTGGTATTGATAAGTCACAGGCCAAAGTAAAAGCGGCTGCTGCCAAAGCAGCTAAAGCGGCTCAAAAAGCGGCTGAAGTAAAAGTGACCAACAAAATTAAAAACGCTGAAGTAAAATATGACACCAAGAAAATGGGCGCTGACACTTATATCAAGACGTTGCAGAAAATCCAGAAGCAAAACAAGCTGACAAGCGAGCAAAGCCGGAAAATTCAGCGTGAAATCTATCAAGCTGCTAAAAATGCTTCTGACAAACAGAAAAAGCTTTTGAAAGAGCAGCAACGCAAGCAAGCGAAGGCAAAGCTTGCATACACCAAAAAGGTGTCTGATCAGATTAAACGAGCTGAGGCCAAGTACGATACAGGGAAAATCAGCGGCAACACATACGTAAAGACTCTCCAAAAGATCAGCAAGAAGAACAAACTGACTTCTGATCAGCAAATCAAGGTACAGCGTGAGATTTATCAAACTCAAAAAGCAATGGCTGATAAGGTCAGGAAGCAAAAAGAGAATGAGAGAAAAGCGGCAGATAAAATCAACAAAGGTATTCTCGCAGCCAATAACACATATCTGTCCAAATTCAAAAGCATCAACGACAAACTAACCTCAGACATAAAAGCGGCAAATGATGCCTATAAGAAGGAGCTCCAAGACCGAACAAATGCGATTTACAACGCAATCGGTCTATTTGACGATGTTTCAAGCGAGAAGGTTAATGGCTCAAAACTGACATCAAACCTTAAAAATCAGCTGGCAAAATTAAAGCAATTTGACAGCGATATTGCAAGCATCGCAGGCAGGGCGCCAAAGGCATTCGCTGATGAACTGAAAGAAATGGGAGTCGGTTCAGCAGATCAGATCAATGCAATTGCCCGCATGACTTCGTCTGAATTAGATGAGTACGTAAGACTTTGGACAGAGAAGCATAAACTCGCAAGCACACAGGCGGCTCAGGAATTAACTGGCCTGAAGAATGAGACTGCCAAGAAAATCAATGAGCTTCGTTCAGCTGCCAATAAAGAACTGAGCCTCCTGAAGAGCGACTACATGAGAAAAATTGGCGAGCTTACTGTCAATGTGAAGCAGTTGGGCTCCCTTAAGAACAGCGGGAGAGCAATCGGCTATAACACGATGGCCGGCATTATTTCCGGAATGAGAAATATGAAGGGTGAGCTTGCGAAGGAAGCCAACACTATTGCCTCCACAATCGAGAAGACAATCAAGAAAAAGCTGAAGATCCATTCTCCTTCACGGTTAATGAGGGACCAAGTCGGTGTGATGGTGCCAGCGGGAATCGCAGTTGGTATCCAGAACGGTATCGGAACGGTTCAGCGGGCGATGACTGCTGTCAGCGATGCCATGTATATCGAGCAGAAAGATATGAATCTTGCTTACGATACATCCATATCTAGAAGCGACCTGGGCACTGTCAGAAAAGAACTGAGTGCAGATGTCAAAAACCTTGAGTTACCTGAAAGAACTATCATTGTTGAAATGGACAGCAAGAAAGTAGGACAAGGCGTAGAAAAGCCTGTAACAGACGCACAAAGAAGATCAAATGCAAGGAGGGTGAGATTTAATTGATCAACTATCAGGAGATTTTGCCCAATCAGTGGAAAATCACATTCAATGGGATCGATATTTCACCCTTCTTTTATGTGAAATCAACCACTGGGCGGGGAATATTGAGCCGAGAGGTAAATACAGCCACGATCGGGAACCGTCCAGGCGGTTTCTATCGTGGTTCCAGACTACCAATTAGAACGATAACCATAGATGTTCTTTTTGCTTTCAGCAGTGAAGAGGAATTGAAGAAGAAACAAGAAGAACTGACTTATATTCTGCATACAGACGAGCCGAAACCACTCGTTTTCCATGATGAGCCTGACAGAACCTATTATGCAATATTTGAGAGTGTATCTGAAAGTGAGGAGCAGGGCGGCTTTCAGCAGGCTACATTGACCTTTATCTGCCCTGATCCTAAAAAGTATGGAGCGGCTGCGGAATCTGAACTAAATGCTGGGGTGCAGATTTTCACAAACCCAGGGTATGCGGAGATTGAACCAAAAATCGAATGTGTTTTTAAAGAGGCGGCCACTTCATATGAGGTGGCTCTTTTAAATGGTGATGGATCTGTTTCTAAGAAAATAAAAGTCGTATACAACTTCATCGCCGGCGACACTCTCATTATTGATTCTTCAAAGAGAAAAGTGACATGCAGTGGCAAATTAATCATGACTGCTCTGCAAATACAATCTGAGTGGTTCACGCTGCCACCAAAAGTACCAACCCAATTGAAGTTAAGCCATGCAAGTCGCATCAAATTCGATGAGGCTTATTTGTAAGGGGGTCCGTTAATGGCTGACATGTATATTCTTTCACCAGATGATCAAGTGCTGACAGTGCTGTCCAGCGACGGACAAGAAGCGTGCAGATTTTGGGATGCCAAATACAAAGAAGAGCTGAATAAAGGCTCTTCTTTTTCTTTTGTAGCAGATGCTTCCCATCCTGATGCGCGCTATTTGTTTGAAGAGAATCAGGTTGTTTTTAGAGATAAAGACGGCATTCTCCGATTGTTTGTGATCAAGGAGCTTGACGATACAGACGAAAACTCAGAGGTTAATACACTCGTAACATGTGAAGCTGCCATGATGGAGCTGGTGGAAACCTTTGTGAAAGACTTCCGGCCAACTGACAAAACAGCACAATATGTTCTAGACAACGTGCTTGACCGTTCTCGGTGGGTTGCAGAGGTAAGCGCTGAACTTGGTACGAACTCCACCACGTTTTATAAGAAAACAGCTTTAGAATGTATTGCTGAAGTGATAAACATCTGGGGCGGCGAGCTGCAAGATTCTATCGAATTTGATGGGAATAAGATCACAAAGAGAATTATCAAGATATTGCCACGACGAGGAAAAGACAGCGGGAAACGCTTTGAGATAGATAAAGATACAGAGAATATTAAAAGGACAGTCATCAGCTACCCATTGACAGCTCTTTGGGGATATGGTGCCTCTATTGCCTCAACAGACGAAGACGGAGAGGAGACGGGCGGTTATTCGCGGTTTATTGACTTCTCGGAAGTTGAGTGGAAGAAATCAAAAGGTGATCCTGTTGATAAACCACTGGGTCAGGAATGGGTTGGCGATCCGGATCTATTAAAAAGGCTGGGACGCCTTAAAAACGGTGAATTGATCCACAGAGAAGGACAATACAACAACGAAGACATCACTGATCCAGCAGAGCTTTTAAAAGCCACATACAACCATCTCATTACGACAGCATCAAAAACTGAGGTGAATTATGAGCTTTCAGTCCAGTTGCTTCAGAATGTACCAGGTTATGAGCATGAGCACGTAGAACTGGGCGATACAACAATTGCCATAGACCGAAACTTTGCTATTCCGATAGAAACGTCGCAGCGCATCATATCAATGGAATATGACATCACAGATCCGGATAATACCTGTGTTGTGGAAATAGGGCAGTTTTTATCAGTGCTCCAAGGTGATGATCGGATTGATCAGATAGAGAATATACTCGACAAGAATCGCGGTACTTGGGAGAGGAAGCCAGACGTTGGCGAAGTCACTGATGGCAGTTTCCCAGATAAAAAGCCACCAGTACCTAAAAATGTTGAAGTAAAGTCGATGTTTCAAAATATCACCTTAACGTGGGACTATGATCCATCTAGTTATATTGCTGCCTATGAAATTTATGCTTCTCAGATTAAAGGATTTACACCTCTGTCAGAAAACAGAATTTTTCGAGGGAAAACAAGCGGATATGAGCATTTTACAGGTGTGAATGAAGTTTGGTATTACCGTCTTCGAGCAATTAATACAAGAGGCACAGCAAGCGATTTTACAGATGAGTTCTCGGCCACTACACGAAGAATTCTAACTGATGACATTATGTACGGCGGTATTATATCGGATCGATTAGCAGACTTGGCGGTAACAGCTGACAAGCTTTCACGTGATTTTTCAGAGGCTAATATTCTGCCCGGTTCATTGCTGAGAGCAAGCGACATTAACGGACTTAATAGTGCCAGTATATCTGTTGTGAAAAACGGCGAACACAATGAATTAACAGCAACTAAAACGAAAACGGATAACGCTTTATTCGGAATAAGCACATCACCAAGAAAAACACTTTCTTTAGTAAAGGGACAGACTTATACGATCTCATTTGAGCTAAAACGAGGTGATATATCTGGCATAACTTATTTGAATTTAAGATCCACCAATACAAGCTCTGAAAATAATCCGATTAATACATCAAGCATTTCAGATCTGACTAAAAACCCTGCGGATCAATTTGTTCGTGTTGATTTGTCCTTTGAATCACCATTATCAAGCGACACTATTCATTTGTTACTGGGTGGTAGCGTCGGAGACGTAGCTGCATCTGGATCTTTTTCTATACGGAAACTTCAAATTAGAAGGGGCATTGTAAAAAAAGAATACACCTTCAGCCCTTTTGATGTACTTTTGACAGATGGTTCCGTTACATCTGATTTTATTGCTAATGCTGCTATTGGATCAGCTCACATACAAAATGCTGCAATCAATTCAGCAAATATAGCTGATGCTGCAATAACATCAGCTAAGATCGCTGAGGCGGCTGTGGGTACAGCGGCAATTCAAAATGCAGCAATAACAAAAGCACATTTAAAAACAGCAATTATTGACACTGCACACATTATTGACGGGGCTATCACCAATGCAAAGATTGGGAGTTTGTCAGCCGACAAAATTACGTCAGGCACAATCAAAGCTATTGATATTACAGGGTCATTAATTAAGGGCGGGCGCTTTGAACCGTTGAACGAGTCATCTGCCTATAAGTCTTATATTGAAGGCAATAAGATTTATCAGCGTTTTGACTATTCAGTGACGTCAGGAGAGCCGTGGAAAAGATATGATGAAATGACCATAACGTCTGGTCAGATATCAATGGTTACAGGTGGTCGAGATACAGGAACGGATCAGCCTTTAAGATACTTAGATATAGAGGACGCGTCTTTGAAGATGTCTAGTAATACCTCGCAAACTGGATATGCATCTATGGATATACTTTGTAATGACAAAATCCTTGGTAAACAAGATCCGTTTTCGACATTGCGAATGAAAATCGCAGGTTCTACCTCATTAAATATTTGGTCAGGCCTGAACGGTGGGAAAAAATATGCAAACATGGACGCAAGAACTTCTGATATTATGCAACTTCTTGGACCCGAGATTCATATGTTTGCTGACAATAATATGACATTAAGAGGCGGAACAGGGATTGGCCTTTCAGTTACAGGTACAGGCGGCATAGATTTAACCCCCGGTGGAGAAAGTGCAGTAACGATGAGAGCAGGAAATAGTCCCGGCAAACATTATACATCTTTACTTGGTATCGAAGTTGATCAATCAATTGTCGACACGCACGGTGCACTAAACACTAACGCAATAGTCAGACTGATGGAGAAAGAAATAACTATGCCCTCGACAGGTGATGCTCATACAGGGGTGGGAGCCGATGTTTATTTATTAGATATCTCAAGTATTGAGAATGTATTCTTAATTCTTCCAACCGTATACGGTTCATATGCTGATCACGTTCATGCTCATGTTACTAGCCAGTCATCCACATCAGCTTTCCGGGTCTGGCTGAGAGGTACAGGGAGTTCAACAGCCATACTTGGTAAGACGTTCAAAGTCAGATTTGCTGTTTTCATAGAACCAAAGTAAGAAGGAGAATCTATATGATTGAAACAATTTTTGCTAATCCAGGTTGGTTTTATACTGCGGAAATTAAAGAGACCGAAACAGGTATTGAAATTACGGCTGGAGAACTAAGGGACGCGGAGATCGAAGGGAAAACATACCCCGTTGATGCTGCTTATTTTGATCTAACACCGGACGACACTTTCACGGTCGAATATGTCCTATGGTTAGATTTAGATAGAGAAAAAGAGATTGCTTCCCTTTCTCTCAGTAAGGCTTACCTTGACGGTAAAAGTTATTGTGCTTATGAAGGCAAAAACATCTTGGTTTCATTTCCTGTATCAGTGAGGGTATCGCCGGATGGGACCAGAGAAGGCACAATTTTTATGTGCAGAGAAGATGAGGAGGAGAATAAAAATGAAACTTGAACCAACAGTTGTAAATCCTAAACCAGATCCGAAGAGTGAAAAAACAGAAGTCGAAAAGCTGAAGGAGCAAATTTTAGATCTTCAACGTGTATGCAATGTCTTAATGGCGAATCAATCGCAATAATCGGAGGGGAGCCCTATGGAAAGTCAAAGCACGCTTTACGGGTTTTTTGAGGATTGTTGGAGGAATGGCACTGTCTTAACCATCGAAATGAAACAAGCTGTCATAGATAAAAGAATAACTCAATCAGAATACGATCAAATTACTGCGATGGACCGCGGCGATGCGTATCCTGATCAAGTATAAAGGAGTGTGTTTAGAATGCAAGAAATGACGAAAGAGCAACTTCAGGAACAATTGCAGATTGAAACCTATAAATCTGTCTCATTACAACAAGAATTGGATCAAAAGAATAGAGAGCTTGCTGAATATAAAGCTCTGTATACCTTTACAGCAAAGAAACGAGATGAGTTGGCACAGCAACTAAATGAAGTGCAATCAGACCAAGACAATGTAAGCGAACCAGAAAGTACACCTGTAAAAGAATAGGTGTTTTTATTTTGCCTCAAAGGAGGTGAAATCGAATGAAATAGATAAAAGGGGGGCGTACTAATGTCACAATTGACGGAGGTACCAGATATGAATGTGTTTCAGCAGGATTTAACAGTCATGAAAGGTGAGCATAAAGCGCTTGAGCAGAGAGTTTCCGCACTGGAAAGAGTATCTGACCGACAAGACCAGCAAATCATGACGCTGAACGAAAAGCTCAACAAAATTGAAGAGAACACAACTTGGATCAAGCGCACCATAACGGGTGCAATTATCACAGCGATTTCCACCGGAGTTATAGGGGGAGCAATCGCTATTTTTTATACCGTTTTGCAAAAATAAGGAGGAATACACAATATGAAAAACTTTGACAAAGGCACGGTCGTCCGGACGGTGCTTCTTTTAATTGCGTTGATTAACCAAACAATGCTGATGTTCGGTAAATCGCCTTTGGATATCACAGATGCACAAGTGAATCAGCTTGCAGATGCTTTGTACACTGCCGGCTCTCTGCTCTTCACAATCGGCACGACACTTGCTGCATGGTTCAAAAACAACTATGTGACTGCCAAAGGACACAAGCAAAAAGCGGTTTTAAAACAAAACAATCTTACAAAATGAGCTGCCAGTTGGCGGCTCTTTCTATTTCAAAAACAGAATAGGAGAGATATTCATGACAATTGCAGTGAAAAAGAACCTTGTATCAGAAGCAAAATACACTTTAAAATGCCCTAATCCAATGATCGCGGAATACATCACCATTCATAATACTTACAATGACGCATCTGCTGCTAACGAGGTCAGCTATATGATCGGAAACACAAGTTCAACAAGTTTCCACTTTGCCGTTGATGATAAAGAGGTAAGGCAGGGCATCCCAATAGATCGCAATGCATGGCATACAGGAGACGGCACAAATGGCACCGGGAACCGTAAGTCTATCGGTGTTGAAATCTGCTACAGCAAGTCAGGAGGAGCCCGATACGAGGCTGCCGAAAAGTTGGCGATCAAGTTTGTGGCGCAGCTGCTAAAAGAACGCGGTTGGGGCATTGATCGAGTGCGTAAGCATCAAGATTGGAGCGGAAAGTATTGCCCTCATCGCATTTTAGATGAGGGCAGATGGAACGAGGTAAAGGCTGCTATCGCTGCTGAATTACAGTCATTAGGCGGCGGGGAATCTTCTTCCTCAAAAACAAAATCATCCGGCGAAGAATCAACTTATACAGTAAAAAAAGGAGATACTCTTTCCGGAATTGCAAAGACTGAAGGGGTAAGCGTGGCAAAACTTCAGAGCTGGAACGGTATTAAGGACCCGAATAAAATCAAAGTTGGACAAAAGTTGAAACTTAAAGGCTCAAGTTCTTCCAGCCCTAAACCAAGTAGCAAGAAATCATCTTTCAATCTGCCTTCAGGCACTTTCAAAGTGGAAAGCCCATTAATGCACAGTGCTGCTGTTGAACAGATTCAAACAGCGTTGGCGGCATTGCATTTCTATCCGGATAAGAAAGCCAAAAACTTTGGGATCGATAGCTATTATGGACCAAAAACAGCCGATGCCGTCAGACGGTTCCAGCTGATGAATGGATTAAAAGCTGATGGCATTTATGGACCGAAAACGAAAGCAAAACTGGAAGCATTATTGAAATAAAAGAACCCCTCTTTTCAGAGGGGTTTTAAAAAACTTGGCTAGACAAATCTTCTTTTAAGCCATATTTTTTATCATTATCAAGAACTTCTTCATAATTATTCATGAATTTTGTTGTCTCGTTTTGTTGACTGTAATAACTTTCAGTAATCTCAGCATAATCTTCACTATTCTCTTCAGCAATACTCTTAAAAAGCTGTTCCTTAAATCCTCTATCTTCATAAGTCTTGATGATTTCTTTTAAATCTTCAATCTTCTTTTTGGCAGGATAGCCAACAACATAACTTAACTCTTCCATTTCATAATTTTTTTGTTTAAGAGTTTCAATGATTTCCCATCCATCTTTGATGTAATTATTTACGTTTTCACTAGGTCTAAGTTCCTTTATTTCAACATATTCCTTCAAAATATTCACTCCTTTTTCCAATATGTATCGATTATACCAAATTAACAAAAAAATAGCTTTATTTTCACAATATCTATTGACTGTTGTAAATAGGTTGTGTATAATTAAAGTATAGAAAGGAGGTGCTGAAGTGGACGAGGTAAGAAACTGGATTCTTGCTATCGCTGGCATCGTGACCATCATTAAACACATCTACGACATATGGCAGAAGGAAAGCGAAAAGCATAGCAAGAAAAAGAAAAAGCGCTCCCGCCGGGTAAGCAAGAAGCGCTGATACACAGTGAGCAAAGGGGAGAAATCCCCTTGCTTATACCATTATATCACGTCCACGATAATATGAAAAAATATTTTAAGCAGTACAGCACAGCAGATTTTGCCGTTTTGCTCATTTTGGTTGCTGGGATCGTCGCAATTGATCTAACCGATGAGGGTATGTCTGGAAAGATTGCGCATACTGTATTGATGATAGCCGTTGTTATTACCTTGTTAAAAGGATTCATTATGATGTGGAGAGAAAGCCGACATGAAAGAAAGCGAAAAAATTAAGTTTATCCAGGAAGAAGTTTTAACAGCAGCGGAAGCGGGGGAGTTGCTTGGAATCACTCGGCAGCGTTTAAGTACCCTTGTGACTTCTGGGAAGCTCAAGCCGGTTAAAAAGGTTGGGACAGTCGCATTGTTTTTGTTAGGACATGTACAAGCCCTAAAAAAAGAATTAGAAGCCGGCCGGAAGAAATACCGGCCGTATGACGAATAACCCTTCCGTACAAGAAGGGTTATTTTAATACGCTTGTCCAATTGTCTTTGAAACCTAAGTGGTGTAATTCAATTACATCAGAATATTCATCAATTAACAAAACAAAATAATTTATAAATCTTTTCCATTCAGTTTCAGGGAGTAATCTTTTAATAATATAAATAACTGATATCAATCTTTCATTGTTGATCTTGACGTTTTTAAATAATTTAATAGAGAAGGAGAATTTTTTATTATAAACTCTAGAATAATGAGCACATGTATTTCTAACGATTGTTAAAGCATGTAACCAGTTACTAAGGTGTGCCTGCGATACCCCATAGAATTTTTTGGCGATTTCCTTTTTATCTTCATTTCTCATATTTTGATAGAATTTAGATAGAACATCCATTGTAAATAGTTCAATAACTGCCCATAATGGCAGTTGGTTTTCATACTTGTTCCTATGATGAATAACAAATAATTCATGGCTTTGGCTAATCTTTTTTTCAATAATCTCAATAAACCGTTGATGTTGATCTTCAAAGAAGAAATTTTCTGACTTTTTATAGCCTAAACCACCATACTTTTGAGAAAACTCATAAGCGAGTTGAGCTCTAAAAGTTACTTCTATGTATTCAGTAGCCTCCAGTAAGAGTCTTCTTAATTTTGTATCAAAATCATGTATTCTAACAGCTTTATTAAAAGTTGCTGTTTCATCAAAAATGTTATCTTTTTTTAAAGTGAGCATGTAACCTGTAAGCCGATAATAATTGATTTTTTTTAGGGTTTCTAAAGCAAAGTCATCATCTTCAACATGCAATCCGCGTTCTTTAAGTATTGCGAGTTGTTCTGCATGAGTTTTAAACACCTTAGGAGTTATAACTTCTGACATTTTTTACCATCCTTAAATATAAAAAAGTCTCACCGTGGTCCGCATTGTTCAAGTGAACAAGAGGCGTGTGAGCTCTGTTAAATACATATTACTATGTAATAAAAAATGCGTCAATAAGAAAGCATAAAAAATGTTCCGAAAAACGAGAGAAAAAGTGTTTCGTTATAGGCGGTATATTATTGTAACAAAAAATGATGTCAGTATTGTACCAATTAGCCGTTGTTTTACTGATCAATTTTTATTCTTCATACGTGACTGTAGATAACAGCGAATCAAATCCAATAAAATTTGTATCACCTTTTAAATCCTTCACATGCAGCTTATGTTTTACTTCATCTATGTAATGAACATTTCCTGTTACTTCCTCGATAAAGCCGTCTCTGTATACTCTGATGACCAGAGCGGTATTAAACTCCATGGCTTCGCAAATAGTGCGTGCCATTTCCTCCAGCTGGTTTTCATCGAGAATGGGTTTTTCTATTTTCTGAACTTCTCTCTTCCTATTTAATAGTGCTGCCCTCTGCTCGGGTAAAATGAATTTTTGTTCCCATCTTTTATCGTATATTCCTTCATTCATTCCGATCATCTCCTCGAAAAAATTATATGCGAACAAACGTTCTTTTATCAATGAGAAATTATTGGAAGGGATTAATCAACATTTAAAATAGTTATTTAATTTAACTCCGAATAGGGACGTAAACGAAGTATGTTATAATGCGTTTTGGGGACAGATGGGGACGAATTGGGGACCAACTTCCTCATTTTTAATCAAAAAAGAATATTTTCAATCAGAAACTTATGTAAGAAAACCCTATAAAATAGGGTTTGAGAATAAAACGTCTGTTCGTATCAGAAACCCATCTCCACACTGGCAGCGTAGAGGTCAGGGGTTCGAGCCCCCTTGGCTCCATACCTGTAAACCCTTATTCTATAAGGGTTTTTTTGTTTGTGAGGAAAAGGCCATTCGCTGAACCCTTTTGTTGTTCAGAAATCAAAGTAAAGCAGTTCACCTGTAAATCATGAATTTTCCAATACACCCCTTTGTTCCTCAAAGACCGTCATGTCTTCCAAAGGGGGTGAGTAGACATGAAGAGACACCATTCGTTCGGACGTAGGATTGGACATTTTGTGAATTAAACCTTTGGTTGAAATAAGGCATTCTCCTTCGTGGACAAAGTATGAATTAGAGAGTTCTGCGTGTTCGCCGGTTGAGCGATAAATTGAATTAAGAAGCTTTCCTTCTAGCACCATTGCACAACCAATGGATTGGCCATGATCGTGGACTGCTGTCTCCTTGTTTGGCGGAATGTTAATAACGATAATTTCCAATTCGTTGTTTCTATAGATGGCATTTCGGCCGTAAGCGTACTGGTCTGGTTCCTTAATATACGGTTGACTCAATTTTGATGCGTTTGGAATTTGTTTTAAAGAAGTTGCCAAATCTTTAATCGATGGATTTTTCAAGCCGCTAAAAATGTCTTGGATGCACTCATACAGTTCCATTCGTTTTTGCCTCCCGGATTATTTAAAATTTACAAACATTGGTATTTCGCAGATTAATTTATGGTATTTACCCATACACAATTTAGAGGCGGCAAACGCCCAGTGAATAAAAAAATTGTGCGGCCAAATGTTGTCTTATCACCAATTTATTCGAGTTTATTAGTGGGAATAGGGAATTGAAAGGGTTAAAGCCGCCTTGTCTCCAAAATACGATATCGGTCAAAAGCTGTTCAGCTTTTATTTTTTTGCTTGAAATTTGCGCCATTGACAAATCATAATCGATTTGGAATAATGTTTGAATATATGCTCATTTGTTCACATAATTATAATAAAATAATATCATTCTCAAGATAGGGAGAGTATTAGAATGAAAGCTAATGGCATGCAAAATCTATTAGCTTCTTTTGTTTTCAAAAAATGATGTGTTTCGTATGTATTCATTTAGGAAGGAATGACAACATGAAGACAAAACACTACTGGGTGATTTCTTTGCTCGCCGTTTTAGCGGTCGGGCCGGGATTGATGTCTAACACGGCATTGTCGTCAGTTCAAGGCCTTGTTCAGAAAACGGTTGGAACAAGTGACTTCACATCGGTGAATCCAATATTGATCGGCAATATGGCCTTTGCTTTATTAGTCCCGGCAGGACCGCTGTTGAGGAAAAAATTCGGTGCCCGTCCAATCTATCTGGCTTCATTACCCGTTTTTATACTTGGCTCACTGCTTTTCGCATTTTCCAGCGATATTGCATGGATGGCGGCAGGGCGCTTTTTACAGGGGGCGGCTACAGGTGTCATGCTGATGATTATGATTCCAATGCTTGTCCTGTCATTTCCGATTGACCGCAGGAACTACGCACTGCTGGTGCTAATCGGGGGATTTTATGGCTCTGTTATCATCGGCACGATTCTGGGAACGATTGCAACAAGCTACGGGCATTGGAGATGGCTGTTTTACATCTTTGGCGCGCTGTCACTGATCGGTGTCGCGGTGAGCTATTTCTTTCTTCATGATGAGCATCATGGATCGGCAGAACAAGAACAGCCGCTAGATCGTGCAGGAATCATTTTATCTGTGTGCCTTGCTGCAGCCTCAGCGGTTACATTCATTTTTCTGCAAAAATGGGGACTTTCATCAGGTTATGTATGGACTGGTTTTGGGGTGACGTTATGTTTGCTCCTTGTTCTATTGATTGTGGAATATAAAGTGAGAAATCCTTTCATTTCTATTAAACTGATGCTGCTGCCAAAACCGGTGCTCGGTTTATTCATTATAGCTGCAGGAACGATAACGGTAGCTGTCAGCCTTTCTGCTTTTCAGGGATTGCTCCGTCAAATGTATGATATTTCTCAGGAGCATCTCATTCTTTTAAACTTAACTCTTTTAATCGGAGTGGCGATCGCCGCCATTGTGAGCGCTTTGTTTTATGATAAAGTCGGACCCGGGGTGCTCGGTATTATAGGTGCTCTTATTCTCGTGTTTGTGAATTTTCAATGGCTGCATATGCAGGATCAATCGTCTCTCTATATGTTTGCAGTGCTGTTTATCATGCTTGCCGCTGGAACGGGACTGACAGTGGCCGCAGGGCTGATGGGAGCTGCTATGGGCGGCCCGCTGCCTGATTTGGTCAAGAGAATGACAGCTGTTCAGTTTTTAAGATTGTTTGTCTATATGGGAGTTCCAATCCTCATCGGCTTTTTCACGAAAAAAGATGCTGCCAGACAAAGCGGTTCGATGCAGGATTCTATGATGACTGCTTATCATGATCTCTTTTTCATTTCTTTTATTCTGAGTGTGCTGCTCGTTTGCCTGTCATTCTGTATGAACGCTACAGGTAAGGGGCACAAGTTGGCACATAAAACGCATGATAAAGCGAAAACAGTTCCGAAAGAACCAGCCGTTTCAACACAAGGACTATCAAAAGCTGCTGTTACATCACATAAAGTGATACATGATACAGAATACCGTAATGTACTCAGAAATTTACAAAAATAGATACACGATCAAAACCTTTTCCTTGAGGGAAAGGTTTTTTGTTTGCAATCTTTTCCCAACTTTGTCCCTAAAGAATTGAAAAATATTAGAAGTGCAAGTAAAATTCTAAAAGGTAGATTCTTTTACATTCGTAATCTTTTAACTCGAAGGAAGGTTTTCATGGCCCGTAAAAAACTGAAAAAACGTAGACTCTTCATTTCACTATTTTTCATTGTATCGATTCCGCTAGCCCTGTTTGTTTTAGCGACAACGTTATCAAAACCGATAGAAACATCCAAAGAACCCGAAGAAATTGATGAACAGCAGGTATTTATAGACAGCCTGTCCGGACATGCACAAATTTTGTATGAGAAATATCATGTCCTCCCCAGCATCACGATCGCTCAGGCCATACTCGAATCCGACTGGGGGAACAGCGAGCTTGCTGCTCAGGCCAACAACCTTTTTGGCATAAAAGGAAATTATAAAGGCCATCATGTCACGATGGAAACGGACGAATTTGAAAAAGGGAAAAGAAAAACCATTCGAGCGAAGTTTCGAAAATACAGCACGTTTTTTGAATCTATGGATGACCACGCCCAATTGTTTGTCCGCGGCACATCGTGGAATAAAAAGAAGTATAAACCGGTGCTTGAGGCCGGGGATTATAAGGAAGCGGCAACTGCATTGCAAACATCAGGATATGCTACAGACCCTGACTACGCTGATAAAATCAGCGCTATTGTGGAAAAATACGATTTAGATGAGTACGATGAGGTAAATCCATCGCTCAAATCAGTGGATTTAAAAGCCGCCATTAAAGACAGTGCCGTTCAAGACATATGGTCCAAGCCTTCTACTGATGATCGGTCCATAAAGCTCACCTCTGCCCAATCTTACGTCGGCAAAGACATAAAGGTTGTATCTAAAAAGCAGAAAGGCCAGTCCGTATGGTACCAATTTCAAATCAATGATAAACTCATCGGCTGGATTGATGATTCAGCTGTTGAAATAAAGGAAGCAACCTGA